TGGTCTGATAAGTGAGGCAGCAAAAGATTCTTCCTCCAAGAAGAGAACTCACGACCACTGTTTGTCTCCGCAGTTTATTGGTAGGATGATTATGGACAATCCAGACAAATACTTGTCCGATTATGATGTATTTGAGAACCTGTTTTGGTTGTCTTGCTCTACGATTACAGTGACCAAGGATGAGAATAAGCAGTTGAGTTTGCTCACAGATAATGATGGAATTGACTATAAAGTTTACGTTCCAACCAATCTTAAGTATCAACATCTTGACATCAAACTCTATCAAAAGAATGGTAAGTATTGGAAAGATGCTGTAGAATATGATGACAACATTATTCCTGCACCATCCGATTTGCTTGAGTATGAGAAGAGGTTTCTAGTATGATTGAAGGATTTATTATAGGAAAAGGTGAGTATGCTGCTGTACCTTTTGGCAAGCAACTGATGATCATACATAATGGTCAACAGTTGAAGGTGTGTAGGACTGAAAGTTCTGCACGAAAGTTTATCGCAGACCACAAGAAACGTAAAAGCACAGCAAAGTTGCCCGTTGACTGAAACTGGGCCCTTTAAAATGTATCAATAATAGAGATATAAACTTATGACCTACCTCGAAGACAATCTACTGCCTCTGATTTTCTCTATCAAAGCGAAGCGGACTGAATCTTACATTCTTCAGTCACTTGGTCTCGATGATCGTGTCTCTCCTCAGTCAATTCTGATTGCTTTTGGTGAGCGAATTGAGAAGTTTTGGAACATTGCCATCAGTGACAGTTTAATTGCTCAAAACCTCATCGAAGAGAGTAACCTGATTGATGTCAATGGCCGCACACGACAGATTGATCATCTGTTCCGCATTGATGAGACTTGGTATCTAGAAAGCAAGTGCAATCTCAACTTTGATAGTGAGAAAATTCGTGCATCTAACGATAAGATCAAGGATATCACTTCTGCTCTTGGAGTGAATGTAAAGTCTGGTTATTTTGTGCCTGTTGTACCTGAGATCAGCAAGTCTGAGAAAACCAAGTATAACAACAAAGGTGTGGAAGTTTATGGTGTGAATTGGATGATTGATACCATTCAAGCACCTTTTACATCTGAAGAATACTTCACTTTCCTGAGTGAGGTTGTTGCTCCTATCCTTGAAGAAATGGGTCTTTGATGGTATAATAAGTGAGTACTGATTGAGTAACAATGAAACCAATCGTAAATTTAAAACCTCTAATAAAATATATGGGTGGAAAATCCCGTGAACTTCCACTTATTAAACAACTGCTACCACCTCAGTTTTCACGGGTCGTAGAACCCTTCTGTGGTGGTGCTGCAGTATCATTTGGACTGGGTTATCCTGCACTGATGAGTGACATCAACCGCGATGTCATTAACTTATACTCTGTGGTTGCAAATGCAGAACTGTATCCACAACTGCAACTCAAGGTTGATTATCTCAAAGGTATGGATCATGATGATCTTGAGCAGGAGTATTATGCAGCAAGAGAAGCAATCAATCAACCGTGGGATTGTGTAGATCAACTGCAGAGAGCATTGTCGTACATCATTGTGAGGCAGTTGTGCTTCTCTGGTATGGAGAGATACAATGCCAAAGGTGAGTTTAATGTGCCATTTGGCCACTATAAGAAACTATCTTGCAATCTGTCTCCTGATCATTACAATTTCTTTAGTAAGAAATGTGTATTTCGTTATGGGTCATTTGTGGATCTATTTGATCTGATCAATGCAGATGATTTCGTATTCATTGACCCACCATACCTAGAGCGTCTGGGTTATACTGAGGGTGATGGTGGTTTGACACTACATGAAGACCTTTTAGGTTGCCTCAAGGCAACACAAGGTAAGTGGATGATCATACACTCTGATCATGAGTTCTATCGTGAGAGTTACAAAGACTTTAACATTATTGAGAAGGACTTTGCTTATGCTCAGCGATTTGGTAAGGGAAAGGATCACTCAGGAGCAAAGGTCAAGCACCTTTATATCACAAACTATGATGCTGTGTGAAACTGGGCCCCCTGAAAGTGTCCTAATAGTGTAAGACGCATTCACTCTATGCCTCGCGCTCGCAAGCAAACCGCAAATGTTATTGCTGAAGTGTCTGTTCCTCAAGTTTTGATTACTCGTGAACAATACTTCCAAGACATTAAGGTTCGTTGGCAAATTCATCAGTATGAAGTTAAAAAACTTCGTGAAGATGTGGTTAAGTTCAATCAAACTGTTTCTCCTTATATGAAGCAAGCAGTTGATTATATCACTGAAAAGTATCAACAATTAGTTTCACGCCAAGTGACTGCTTGATGATACAGTAGGCACTCTCAATGAGTGCCTTTTTTAGTGTAAATTCAACTGGGCCCTTGAAAGTGTACCTATAGTATGAGTAAGCAACCAATGCAGAACAAACATCTAGAACATCCTGAAGATTGCGTCCTAACTGGTGATCTTTCTGTTCTTGATTGGTTCTCTGAAACTGAGAGCACCATCAGCATCAAGATGGACGGTGCTCCTGCTATTGTCTGGGGTACAAATCCGCAGAATGGTAAGTTTTTTGTTTGCACGAAAGCAGCATTTAATAAGAAAAAGATCCGCCTTTGCTATACTGAAGACGACATCTTCACTCATTTTGGTGGACAACCTCGCGTAACGCAGATTCTCATTTTCTGCCTAGAGTTTCTGCCTCGCACTAAACAAGTGTTGCAAGGTGATTGGATCGGTTTCGGTAAAGGTTTGGATACTTTTACGCCCAACACAATTACCTATAAGTTCCCTGAGAAAGTTTCTCAAGAGATTATCATTGCTCCACACACAATCTACAGTGGTGCTGATGATATTCGTGAGATGAGTGCTGCTCCTTTGACTAGCAAATTGATCAGCACTAAAGATTGCCTGTTCGTGCAGCCTGAAGTGGAACTGAACCCTTATCGTGAAGATCTGGAGGATGTGTGTAAGTTTGCTAAGCAGATGAGCACTCTATGTGAGTTTGTGAGCGATAGGAAAGCATCACAAATCAAAAAAGAGATCAATGCCTGCATCCGTGAGCAAAAGGTCGTGGATGAAAATGAAATTGCAGAAAAATGTGATTGTGACAAATATCTCATCTCTTTGTGGAAATTGGTTGCATCTATCAAGATGGATTTGTTCCTGTTCGTTGATAGTAGCACAGACATTCGTTGTGAGATTGATGGTAAGTTCAGCGACCATGAAGGTTATGTTATCGTGAATAAGTTCGGCACCTATAAATTAGTGGATCGTGAAACATTCTCTCACGCAAACTTTACCATTGCAAAGAACTGGTGAATGTAACTGGGCCCTTGAAAGTGTCCTTATAGTATGAGCACAACTGAAATGTCTACCACTACATTTGCAGAGTATTCTGCACAGCAAGAGGCAAAGAATAACATTGCAAATGCTGTTCTCGGTCACACTTTTGCACTGTGTGAAGCATTGCGTCACAATGGTCCTGATGGTTATGATTTCTATCCAGAAACGGGTCGTAAGTATCACAAACTGATTATGGTTGATAGTGGCGGTGGACGCAGTGTTCATGCGTTCATAGATAAGAATACTGGCGAGGTTTACAAGTCTGCCAGTTGGAAATCTCCTGCCAAAGGTATTCGTTATGACCTACGATTGATCAAAGATCGTGAATGGTTATTTGAGAATGCTGACTGGTCTGGAGGATACCTCTATGCTCGCTGAATAACATGAAAAAACTATTCTTACTTCTCACATTTACAACTCTTTCAGTTCCTGCACATGCAATTACTTGGAATCAATTTTGGAAACCATTTACGCATGAGCGTCCATATTATGTGAGCGATTATGCTCCTTTGTGCACTCGAAGAGTTTATCACAAGCAATATATTCCAGGAAATTATTGGACTCCTGGATATACTAGAACGTGGTACGAAACTATACGTGTTCCATGCTATGCTAACTGATACATTTTAATTTTCAATGACATTTCTAACTTGGTTATTTGCGTGGATTTTGTTATCCATTCCTGTTGCAATTATCACTGGCAAATTGATCGAAACACCTGATGATGACCAACTCTAATCTCTCAAAGATCCGTCCTAAGTTGAGAACAACTGGCCGTGTGTCAGGTAACTTTGGTAAGAGCAAAGTCAAAGCAGGTTCTCCACTCAATGAGATCGGTGGTGATGGTAACATAGGTGCCACACAAGATGATTATCTAAATCGTCTGTATTATGCTTTTGATAATACTACCGATCCTAAACTTCAACGCTTCATTTACTCCGAAATCCGTAAGATTCACATTCAAAGAGGAACCTGGTGATGGCAACTTACAAAGCAGAGATTAAAACAGTTCCGACTGGTACAGCATACACAGTTACCGTAGAATCAGGTTCTATGTCAACTGCAAAGCAAGAGATTGAGCATCTATATGATCCTATCTACATTCGCAATTTGCGTGAAGCAAGAGGAGGAAACTCATCAGGATCTGGTGTTGGTGATGTAGGTGGAACTGTAGGTCTGATTGGATTAGTTGCTGCTGCGTGGGCGTTTGTATCATTTACTCCATGGATTTTGATGGGTTTAGGTGGTGCTGCTGGTCTATGGATTGGTGAGAAAGTAACAGGTCAAAGTGTAGAAGAATATACAACAAGAGGAGATGATAAAGGTCATACAAAGGCAGCAATCGTTCTTGCATTGACATTACTTGCTGGTGGATTTGGTTTTGTCAAAGGTGATGAAATCAAGAAAGGATTTGATGCTCCTGATGTACCTACACAAGTGCAATCTGCCAAGTAACTTAACTGGGCCCTTGAAAGTGTACCAGTAGTATGAGCACTGAACAAATGACTGAAGTTTTTCACTACGCTACCAACTGGAAAGAAGGTACGGTCTGCCAAATGTTCATTCAGCAAGTAACACCTGAATGGCAAGAATGTGACCACAAATATGTTGCTGTGGCACTCAATCCTGAGAAGAACACTAGCATGGTGGTGAGCAAGCCACGCTCACATTATGATACTCTTCAGTGGGTTCGTCGCTGGTGTGGTTCATTCTCTCTGCTGTATTGATGATGACCACTGGCATCTTTTTCCTGCTTGGTTATACTCTAGGAGCAGGACACATTCTTCTCATTAACTACTTGAATCGCAAATGACACATTACAATCCTTACGTTCAAAACCTCATCGAGATGGGTTACGATGAGAAAGACTGCCAGATGGTAGCAAATGCTGGTGTTAAGTCTACCTATCCTCGCACTATTCATGGTCGAGTTTATAACACTGAAGCAGAGTATAAAGAAGCACTTGCTGACTTTATCAACGGTCTGTGAGTGTTATTGGGCCCTTGAAAGTGTACCAGTAGTATGACTGAAACATTCACCGTCCGTTTCGTATCCGATGCACTCGATTCTCCTGAGTACATTGGACCTTTCTACTCTGAAGATGATGCACAAGATTATGCTGATGATCGCAACAGTTCTTTAGCATTATCTGGTGTTCCTTCCTGGGTAGCATCATATTCTGTAGTTTGAATAGTAACTGGGCCCTTGAAAGTGTATTAGTAGTATGACAAGCAACCAAGATCAAATGTTTATTCTCAACGACACTGCAAAGAAAGATCCAGCAGTGCAACTTGCGATGGCAAACTATGTCGAACAGTTGAAGCGTGAAGAAGCACGTAGGCAAGCAATTCTGTCTGGAGAATATATTCCTCATCCCGAAACTGTTTGGAACATCTCTGACCGCGATTGATGTCACGGAGACTAACATTCAGATTACCTTCTAAAGTGAAGACAATTCTATTGATTTTTGCTGTTGCGTTTATACTC